AGTCGGTGTAAAGCAAGATTTGGGTTCCTTTTGAACTCTGTCGCCATTGCTTGCTGATCTTTTGTGACCGTAATTGGTCCAATCGCAAACTTTGGTTTGATTCCGAAACCACCTAATGCTGGATGGATAAACCAATTCGGTGAAAAATCACCATATCGGTTGTTAAACCTCTGCATCACAAGTGGGAGAATTGGAGTTGCTTCAGGACAAGTTTCAAACATTTCATTTAATCCTTGTGCAAATTGAATCGGATTTGTCAGTTGATAATCGTCGAGACCGTAGAGCATACCTTGATTAAGGTAACCTTGACGTGTCAGGACACCATTAACTCGCATGAACAATTGAGAATTAATGGTACAAAAGTCCTTAGATTTGAAATTTTTCCCTTGGGAAGGTTTCAAACCGAACTTTGTGACTGTCTGCTTCCAAATTTCATATAATTCGTCATCAGATTTGAATAAAATGTCGTCTCCATTAATAACAACGTGTTCCAATAAATCTTTGGTGATTTTAACTCTTCTCATATACTCAACAATGATAGGACTATCATGTCTTTCCTCGAGAGTAGTAAGAGGGTCATCACCAAGTGGTCTATCTCTCCAGATTTTGACCGCAAGGCGATATGCCGCAAGATTTATTACACAAAGAGTAGAGAACGAAACCGGACCACCCATGGTCTGACCTTCTAGGGCATGAACTGTACACTTAGGAAACAAAATTTCCTTGGGTGCATCAGAATCTTCCCATATAAAAGTCGTTGGGTTAAGGAGTTGTCTCCTTTTACCGCCCTTCTCTTTGAGAATACGTTCGTTAGAAATTTCAGGATAATGTAGAATAACACCACTCTGTGAGTACAAGGCGAGAGCACTGTCTGGGACTTCTCTATCGAGAAGTCGACCGAGGACAGCTTCGCAGGCAGACTTATTTATAAGATCTGTCGCAGCCTCATAATCTCCAGAGATTAAATATGGTAACTCAATTTTATCAACTTGAAGTACAACTTCTGTGCAATCTTGACCTCGCATTGTCGAATACTTACATGTCTTCCAGGCATGAAGCATTTGACCCTGTATGGGTTGCAGTGCAGTATTAATTAAGCCGTTGTGTTTTGTAATAATTCTCTTTTTGAGAGGATCATCGACAGCCACGACGCCTGCATGAAGTTGACTTAAAGGATCTTCATCGATTTTTGATTGTGTACTAAATCGAATCCGAGCGAATTCACTTTTCCGAAAGTTGTTGAGTTCGAGATTCATGTTCCATAAGGGTGGAAGGCCACCATCCTCGTTCGTGAAGTTCAGCTTATTGACAAATGCTGAACATCCGCCTTTACTGCGGGGAAACTCGTAGCACGCAGAACCACTGGGACAGAACTTTGTTCTGGGGCCAAGATTTGTATCTGAGAAGATCTCGTCTACAACGAGCTCTATTTCAGTAAGCGCATCTTGCTCAAGGTCTACCGGTTCTCGCGTAAGGCGTGAAGAATGGGATCTCAAAGCGTTAGCAAGAGACCAAACGTTCAGAGGTAAACATCCAGCTTTTGTTCCCTTTTGAAGAGAATAAATAAACCGGGCGTTTTTCTTAATGATCGATCGGAGAATGAATTTGCGGAGTATACCAGTAAATAATGGTAAATTCCAAGAAGGATGTCGCACAGGATATTGATCATCCCTGAACAACTTGCACATATAGTAATCACACCAGTACTTTACGTATTTCATTTCAGCTTCATCGGGTGTTTCGAGGGACCTTATCCTCTCGACAACAACTGTAAAAGCACGAATGAATCTCTCTAGGTCTTTTCCATTAACTGACTCCTCTTTACCAGAGAAGTAGTTTTTGAACAGGAAAACAGAGAAACAGGTGATCAAAGTGGTTACTATACGCTTCGATCCGGGTCTTAAGGTATTCCCATCGGACTTACTTAAGACGTGAGATATGAAAGATTCCAAAATAAATTTGTTATTATCCATACCAATAGCTCTCGTTACTATCAAACGTTCCTAGATCTGTTGGTGGAGTTCGTGGAAATTGAACTCAGCTTGTCGACACAGTGTAGGATGCAC